GAGGTTTTCTTTACCACGTAGACCTTACCTTTATTCGCTGCCGTAGGAGTCGGTAAAGTAACCGTGATAGAGCCGCTCGCAGTGTTGCATAAAATGAGCCAATCGTCATAGGTGGGTAAATATGGTGAGTTTGCATTTGTAATTGTTACTATTTTACCGCTGCCTAACCAAGCACCAACAACAGGGTAGTTTTCAACGTAGACTCTATCGCCTTCGGGCACTTCAAAGTTGTTGCAGTGGATAGTTGTGACGTTGTCAAAGCCTAAAATAGATACGCTATCACCTGCGAAAATTGTGTTGTACTTTCCTTGATTTGTATTGTTGACTCCCATCACGATGGCATCGTCACTGCTGCCGTAGTTATCACCGGTATTTAATCCGCCACTGGTGTTCTTGCTGTTCTTGATTTGCGGCTCACCATCCAATGTAAAAAAGTCGGGGTTAACGGGGTTGTCAAAATCTTGACCGCCTACGCCTATCGGCTTTGTATTACTCTTACTTGGTGGGTAGTAACCGGCAAGTAAGAACTCGCACTGAGTGAGTCCTTCCTGCATAGGGTTAAAGTCAATAACCTTGTTCAGTCTCCAGTACTGCCCCTCAAAAAAGTACAGCGAATTAAATGTAATGTTACTAAACTCGTTTGGTGTAATTCGGAAATAGCCTTTGAATATCTTGCTATTCTTGTCTATAATTTCAGCAATCGTTTTGTAGTAATATACGTTTACCAGGTTCTGATTTGAGTAGTTAAAACCTAAAGGCAATACAGTGTACGGTGGAATGCCGAACGACAAATCAAACTGCATATTGTAAGGATCATCTATGTGAACGCTTACGGGGTAAAATTGCAGATTTGGATTTGAAGGTTTTGTTTCATCGTAAAAAAAGTAAGAAGGCACTTGACGCAATCCGTTGTAATAAAGTATACGAAGATCGTCGGTGTGTTTGCCTGTGTCATCAGATGCTAAACTAAAAAACTTGTTTTGCTCATTGTACAAAGTAGTAGACGCAAATGCGACCTCAATCTTTTTCTCACTCTTTACGAAGTCGTTGTCAATTCTTAATGTTCGGTCACCATATACTCTGCCTGTTTTATCCTTGTGCTGCTTGCTGCCGTAATCTACACCCTCTTTGTATGTAAATACATAAGGATTATTTTGCAAGTCTCCCATCGGCATAATTTGATGGGGTTGGTCATAGTCAAGCAGCTGACTCCAATCTTTATTATTGCCATCGTAAAACTCGTCACGCGTAACAAAGCGCAATGTCTTTGCTTCGGTCTGCTCAATGTAGAGATTGAACATTTTAACTATTGACAATAAAAACTCTTTCTGCGTGTTTTTGTCTCCAAAGAAAAAACCGAAATCTACAGTCTCATTGTATACTATTGAAGAAGCACTTGTACCGTTATAAAAGTAAGTACCTGAAGCAAAAGACAAAGTACCATATGGTAAAGGAAGAAGAGTATTAAGCGTAATATATTGTACTTTAATTTTTATTGTATCTCCTGCGTCAAATGTATTTTGAAAGTTAACTGCGCTGCTAAATGTCCAATTTGATGTACTTGTATTGTTGCTATCTATATAAGCTAAATTAGTTCTGACGTTATTTACTATAAGTTCTACACGCATTAGTGTAGGTTGGACAGAAGACAAAGTAATACTTGAAGTAAAGTTAGCACTTACTTGAAAGTAAAAAGTGTACTTACCGCCTACAGGTACAGTGTATTCTGAAGTGGTTGTGTTGTAATTGCCACCATTGTCAAAATTGCCGCTTGCCGAGTCATTCCCAAATGGTACAGTAAAATCCGTAGTACCGCTTGTGAAAGTTGCACCTGTGCATTCTGCTTGAAACAATCTATCTGTAACTCCGCTTGGTGCATCAGTTAAGCCATTGTTTGCAAAGGGAACTACTAAGCGTTTGAATCTGTCAGACGTAAAGAAAGAATCCGCAGTATACTTGTACCCTTTGTTTGCAAATATCTTGTCTACGATAGTTTTAGCATATAGTGCAGGTGTATGGTCATCCGCTTTCCATTCGTTAATGTCCGTGTTTAATATCGTGCGTTTTGGTAGCACTTGAGTCCATACGTAGCCGTTCCCATAGGCAAAGCTCACATCGCTTCCGTTGACTTGTATTTTGTTATCCCACGAATCTTTGATATTTAAAATATTGCAAGTATGGTTGTACTCGCTGAAATCCAACTCGTTTAGTTTGGCGTTCTCAAGGTCAGTAAATAAATTAGCCGCCTCTCCATGTATCGTGCAATTGTATTCTATGCGCCCATCATTGATCACGATTTCGGTCATCCGAATGAATCCCGTAATTTGAGGCATGCCATCCACTAAAAGTGTGCAGTCGGCTTTTTTGTTTGGGTTAAAATCGGGATTGAATTGACCGCTTCCAGTAATGTCGTTAGCAACGTCAAAGATGTGATTGAAAGCTTTGTTGTTATTTGCGGTACCTGGTATTGTTATCGTTTTACTAAAGTCAGAACTGCGTGTTTCGGGGTTGCGTATGTCCGCAATGGTCTTGTTTAAGGCAATATCAATGCCTTCGCCTAAATCAATTGCGCTGCCCTTTATAATTAATTCTATCATAGTGCTTGCGCTTTGTCAATAAATGAATGTTCTACCTCTAAAGTCAGATTGAAAACCTTGTCGTTTATGTGGTACTTTTGCTCATATGCAGATGTGCGCACGTTTATCGGAATTAACTGCGTATCAAACATCCATACACGGGGTGAGTTTATAAGTTGCTTTAACCACTGCGCTTCCTCTTCGGTGATAAAGTTAGAGTTTAACGTGGTGACTTGAGTCATTTCGTTGTAGTAGTCGCTCTTGCTGTGTTCAAGTCTATTATAAGCGTACGTGCCGGTACTATTATTTAATGCGTAAGGGTTCTTTCTAAATGTGTTTTTTGCACTTGTGAAGTTGTCACGCCTCACTCGGTCAAATCGGAAACTTTCTACCGCTCCGTACTTGTTCAAAAAGAAAACATCCACATGATCGTATTTCGAACAACGGTCATCTATTATAATTGTGAACACTGCACCGACTGTGTTGCCACCGCTACCTTTTGGCGTGATGGTGTAGGATGTCGTGCCACTTGGTATGCCGCCTGGTATGTTTGCTCCTATGGGAAATCTTGTAATGTCCGCAGCTGCTGCCGTGACTGTTCCCGATGCCCCTGTACTAAAGTCAATTTGTAGGCTTGCAATTGCAGAGTTGTGCAATGCGTAGAGCCAATCTTTTTGGTCGCTGTGAATCCGCTTTGAGGTAAGTTCAGTGAGAAAGTTTGCAGTGCTACCGCTTGCCATTAGGTACTCACTTTGTTGGTAGGCTAAAAACTCTAAAGGATGCAGCGCAGCGTTCCAAACTTTGTTACCGCTTACGGTGGTTATTCCGGTGGATACCTCAATGTCAGAAGTCGCACCAGTGCTGTATTCGTAGCCGAATGCCAAGTTATAAGCTTGCACACTTTCCGAACATCCGCTTGCGGCAGTATCGTCGTAATTCCAATTGTACGTAGTGTAAGATGAAAGCACTTTAGAAATGTTGAACACACCCCTTGACGTACTTGCAAAATGTATAGGAACTTTTAAACGGGTAAGCAATGCGCCGCTTGTATTCTTGACATCGCAAAGAAATTTGAAATTAAAGTTACTCGTGATACCGGTACTTGATTCGGTAACTACCCAAATATTATCGTTGTTGCTCGGTTGGTATGTGCCGCTGACTTGATGTGATGCCGTTAGTGCCATTACTTATAAATAAGATTAATTGCTTTGTGACCTTTTTAGAGCATTTCGTTTAAACACGCACAGACGTAAGATTCAAAACCCTTTGCTGCGGCACTCTCTAAACGCTTGTTGCGTTGCTTGGTGATAGTCGTGTGAAAGGCTAACGTATTTAAAAATTCCACGATAGGCATCTTGAGAATGGCATCCCACTCTTGACGTTTGCCACCTGCTAATCTATCTATCAGAGAGAGCCATCCGAAGACATCGCCTTTGCTCTCGCTATCTCCTCCGTCAAATAGGTTAGGGTAGCTTCTAATAACTTCGGATAAAGAGCCGAAAAAAAAAGCGCATAATTATAAAAGGTAATTACGGGCATCGTTTTAAAATGCTCTACCTTCCACTGGTAATCATCGTCTATTTTGCGCCCAAAAATATTAACACGATACGATAAGCACGCAATAATCTCGTGCAGCGCCTGTATTTTATCTTTATTGGCTAATTCTTGCAATTCTATAAAGTGGTGCGCTGACATCTCTCTTGCCGTTTTGATGAGGCGAAATCTTCTGCCGTTGTGCTTGAATTTAAACTTGAGCTTTGTCTTAGGTATCTCGTTGAGAAACGACAAGTCAACCGCTCGCAGTTCGTCAATAGTCCACGTGTTAACCTCTTCTAAAGTCACGCCCTTGATTATGGCAATCGTGTACGCCACCTTGCGGATGGGGTTCTCTTCGTTGAGTTCCTCAATACGCTGGATTTTGTCTATTGTAATATCTTTCCAATTCATAATTTGTTCAGTTCGTTTTTGACTTATTCTAAATAGGCTTTATTTTCTTCAATTAACTCAAACAACTTAGTTCGGATTTTTTCATAACATACGTATTGGATGTCTGACAAATCTCCGTGCTTCATTTCGCTGCGTAGGAACTGTTGAAATTCCCAAATCACGGTTTGATAACGCCACCCGTTAATGGCAGTGTTTGCTTCTTGTTGTTCTTCTGCGCTAAATTCTAAAATTGTTTTCATCGTATTTCAAGGCTTGTGTAAAATGCAGTATTGATTTGGTCTAAATCCCAAAAGCGTTGAGGCGTTTCTACGTTTAATGAATGCGGTGACTTGTGTTCCAGGTACCAATCTTTGTAATGTTCTAAAATGCGGTTAGTCTTCTCCACCCATGCACGTGCTTTGTCTTCGTCATGAGTTGCGAATACGTTGATAATTTGGTAGTCATCCCATTCACCCGAAGAGTAACTAACGATAAATATACTATCCATAAAAAAATACTCCTTTCTTATTGTGTTGTTTACAATCCCACGCCAATGCTAACCCCATTACAGCATCGTCGTGCAATCCTGAAGGTGCAGTATAGCGTACCCCTGTTCGGGTGTATTCGTACTCAAAGTTATGCATTTCGTCTGAAATTACCCCGTTCGGGAATCCTATTTGCTGCTGCTGAACTGCGACAACCAAACCCTCTATAAGTTGCTGTTTACTTTGGGATGTGAACTTAAAGCCTTTTATTCTTGGGTGCTTTTTTTGCAGCTGCTCTACGATAGGATCACCAACGCCCGTGCTATCCACATAAGCAGGTGTTGTCGCAATTGTAGCAATTATATGCGACAAAGTCTGCGACCAATCTTTTTGAAATCTATCAAAGTGACATACTTGCCCTTGTTCATTCAATCCGACTATGACAGTCCAATCCGTGTACTTTGCCAAATCTATTCCGTAAGCGACAGGTACACCCGAAAGGGATGGTATTATGCACTTTTGGATGTTATCGTACCCGAAAGGGTTGCTATTATCGTCTGCTGGTTCTGCGAGATACAGCTCGTTGAAAACGTGTGACGGCAAGTCACGCTTTGCTTGCTCAACTTCCTCTGCTTGTATGATGCCTTCTTTCACTGCATCGTAAGCGGTAATTTTAAAATACTCCATGTTAGGGTCACCTGACTTCGCCCGTTCCCCTATTTTGTAAAACCAATTCTTTTTACCCTTTACGTTACCGATTAACTTGCATTTGCCTTGCGTTGCTGTTAAGGTTGACCGTAGTGCGTACCACGATTCCTCTCTTGCACGACTTGCCTCGTCAAACACAGCAGCGTATACGTCATCCCCGTATAAGTTGTCGGGTTTTTCCGCTGACTTAAATTCAATGCGTGATCCGATGGGTGTGGTAAGAACTAACTTGCTCTCATTCGTGTGAAAAAAGTTAGGTATGTTCACCTGGTTCTTCATTCGCCTAAATGCTATCTCCGCTTGTTGGTATACAGGTGCTACCCACCATACTGCTTGGTTCGGCTTCAGCAATAGTGCCTGTTCAAATAGCCAAATGATGTGAGATGCAGTCTTACCCGTTTTAGTTGACGCAGCTGTAACCGTATACCTTGCAGGTGAATCAAGGATTGCGGTTTGATAGCTTGTCAACTTTGGTCGGGTGTAGTGTATGTCCATTTTAACCTATAACTTTACGCAGCATTTCCATGCGATTGTGGTTAATAACGTGGATATTGTGGTTCACGTCACAATAGGCAGCGTTCACCGCACCTACTTGACTGCTCTTGTCGCTTTCTATCAATTGTTTCAAGGGCGTTACCCAATCGTTGTCCGTAACAAAAAACACACCTAAATTATTATGGTGATTTGTGTAGGGTTCAACTTTACTCACTACAATCGGCAGAGAATAAGCAGCCGCCTCAACTATCTTCAATTCGCTTTTGTAGCGGTTAAATTTGCTCTTTGTCAATGGCGCAAGTACAATGTCTATCTCTGAATAGTAAGTGCCGTAGATGTCCGCTCTCGTGCCTTCTCTGACCTCAAACCAATGCGGTCTGTTAATTGGTGATTCACCGGTGATTGCGTATTCCATCTCACGCCATATTTTAGAGTTGCTGTGATATCCACACATCAAGAAACGATAGTTGTACTTCTCGCAAATGCGTTTGATTTGTCCGCTCAACAACTTGATATCTTCCAGGTGCGAGATACCGCCAACCCAACCGATTGTCGGTTTATGAGAACGGATTGTCTGAGTCACTTTCCATTGCGGTTGTGCAGGATCAAGAGCATTCGGCAAAATGTACACGTTAGGATTGAAAGGTCTTATGACCTCTGCAAGTTGTGGCGTTGTGCAGCTCACAGCATCAGCGTAAGTGATGGCATCCTTTACGCCGTTTTTCAAGTACGCACGGTAAAACTCATACGCAGGATTGTATCTTGGAATTACCCAATAGTCATCATTATCGCAAATAAAGGGGATTTTCTTCGCTGCAAGTATAGGAAGGATGTTGTATTGCAAATGTCCTAACCACCGATTAAAAACAACGACATCGTATTTCTCATACGGCAAATCTGCCCACTCGGTTTTGTCTTGCGAGATGTCAACTACAACGTCATGGTCTAACTGTAAACGGGCATAGGGGGTGTATAGCCTATGAAAGCTCACCCCACTAATTCCGTCTAATAAACAAAGGATTCTCAAAATGGGCTGTCGGGTTTTGGCTTCGGCACGGCAACATAGTGAGTCGCTTTGCTTTTGCTGTTTGCCTCTTTCAACTTCTGAACTCGGATGCGTACATCTCCGTACTTGTTGACCTCTAACTTGCCGTCAGCAATTGCTTGCTGTAATTTGTCGTAGTTAACTGCTACGCTGATGCCGTAGTCATCTGACCAGGCACTACCTAAAAATGTGATGTCTTCCATATATTTTCCGTTTAATCTTGTGCGGTATCTTGTACTCTTGTGCGGTTAATCTAATTTCAAAGTTACGTTAACTATTTTAGCTTCCACACTTGCGTCAATAGTTTCTTTGGGTTTTCCAAATACACGACTTAGCAAAGTGTCCATTGAGTAAAGGCTGCCTTTTTCGTATGACTTAATTATCGCACGGGCAACTGTCTTCTCAAGCATCGTAGCATCTGCGTTCTTTAGGACTTCTTTTATGTCGGTCTCATTCATTGCCATGATTGCCTGGATGCTGTCGTTGACTTCGCTTAACTTGTAGCCATGCTCTGCAAGTTCAGTGGTGAACTTTTTAGGTCTGCCCTCTACCCAACGTCGGGGATCGTCTCCTTTTTTAAATGGTTTTAAATTCTCTTCGTTTGCCATAGCGTCTCACTATTTGTTCACAGATTCTTTAAATGTTTCTCAATCAAATCTTCAGTCTTAATCCTGGTGCCGTTGTGTACTTCAAAGTGGCACTCTCTGCATAAAGCCATCAAATTCTCTATCACGTCTTGCCCACCTTGTGAACGGAATTTTAAGTGGTGAATGTCAACAGCTGTTTTACTGCAATTCTCACAAGCGACAAAGTCACCTGGGTCTATGTCGTAGTAGTCAAAGTAAACTTGCTTGTGTTTCTTCATTTCGTAAATAGCAAAGACCAATATGTCGGGTATTGAACTTTTTGCAAAAACTTAAATCCGCAGCTCTCAAATAAAGCAATCCACTCAGGTTCTTGTTTTATATTAATATGCCCCCAATCAGCATCCATCTTGTTTGTTAAAGGCGTACTGCTAAAGTGAAAGTAATTGCATTCTACCCTTGTCAAAAAAGGTATCAATTTTTCGTCAGCAATATGCTCAGCAACTTCTATCATTGCAACAAGGTCACCTGTTATTTTCATATTGGTGAAGTCACCGAAATGATACCGATTGGCTGCTCTGCGCTCACTTGCGTATTCGTGATGGTGTATGTTAGCATCGTAGTAGTGTACCTCTTTGCCGATGTCTCGCATGGCTTTTGAGTATGCTCCTACGCCACCGCCTAAGTCCGTAAACTTTTCAAAAGGTATTAACTCAGAGATTACCTTTGCAGTTGCCTCGTACATCCTAACAAAGCCTGGGTTTTCAAGCTTAATGCCATTAGCCATCTCCCACTCAAAGCAGGTTCGGTCATTCCAATTTCCGTTAAAGCTATTTGCGCCTACGCTTTGGTTTTTGCTCATCCGTTGCGATTTGTGCTTGTTGTAA